CGCCTTCAAGACCTAAGCCAATCGGCAAGACATACACCGCATCCCCCACCTTGCACGGCAGCACCACAAGGCGGCCGTCCTGCTCTGCGTTCAGCAACTCCTGCAGATGCGCGATTTCTCCGCTCTGTATCATGCGGCGGAAGGTTCTTGCGACTTCTGCCACCTCGTCGGTACAGAGTTCCTTGATTTCCTCCGGCTCCAGCCCCGTGTCCTCGTAGGCGGCGAGGCGGTGGCGCAGTTCCGCAAAGGCCCAGCCCGCGGTATACAGCAGGGAGATGATGCCCTCTGTGCTGTCCGGCTCATCAATAAGCCAATCGCACATCAGATCGGATAGATCGTCATTGTCCTCGGGCAGTTCGGCATCCGGGATATTCGCCTTGACCAGCATGCGCACAAAGTCACACAGGCTCATGTCCGCATAGTCGGGAGCAGGGCCGCCACCACGCACCCATGTCCACCCATCTTTGGCATAAAACAGGTTCAGTGCATTCTCGATGTTGTCCTTGGGATTATCAGTTGTCAGTCGTTTCATATTGGCCTCCTTACAATCCGAGATTGAGTAGCTTTACCAAGGGGCAGCTGTCGCAGTGCAGCTCGTGCAGGGCGTCCTCGTCCTTGGCCGTCAAGGGAAACTGACAGTAATGGTCGCAGAACTCCGCTGCCACTTTCTCCGCCTGCGTTTCCCAGCAGGCCGGGTGGAACACTTTAGATGCCGTTACCGGCTGACCGCAGATTTTACAGTTTGGCATTTTATTCTCCTCACTTCTTCGCATTGATCCGGCACCACTTCCGCTGTGCCGCTTTCTTCCGTGCCGTCCGGCACTCCTTGCAGAATCGGTTTTCGCTTCGCTCATAGAAGGTGCGTCCGCAGCGGGCACAGTATTGGGGCTTGATGCGGATAAACTCCGTGCAGCTGTCACACTCGCTACAGCCCACAGAACACCCGCCCACGTCGTCCCAATTCATGCACATAAACCTCTGCCAGTATGGATCATAGCCGAGGTCGTTCATCCGCTTGCGGAGCAGAGCATCCAGAACAGACAAGTTCCTGCGGACCTCCGTCCGGGTACGTGACAGGTTGAAGCCCTGCCTTACCGTAGGCTCCGGTGCTCCACTCCCCCACGGCCCACCACCCATCATGGCTCGGATCTTGTCGGCACTCTCGGTCAGATAGGTAAAATAGACCTTCCCTCTGACCGCTTTTTCCGACTTCCCGATGGCATTTCCGATCATCGTGTAGCTGTCACCGTGCCGGATGCCTTCCGCAAGGATGTCATAGTCCGCCTGCGTCCATTCAGCGTCCTTGCCGTGGTTGTTTGCTCTGATAGGCCGCTCCTTCAGACCCAGGTCGCAACACCGCCGCTGGATTGCCCCAGCTGACCTGTGCAGGATCTCGGACAGCTGGGCATATCCGTACTTATGCTGTTTCAGCAGCATGGCAAGACGGCTGTCCTCATCAGGCGTCCACGGGTCTTTTCGCTGGAGGGCAAAGGCTTGATGGTCCTTTTTCCGCTGCTCCGCCACCCAGTCAGGCTCCTCACCCAGAGCCAAGGGTTCCATTTTGGAGAAGTCCAGAAAGGACCTGTTCTTCTCGGCCCACGGCCAGAACTCGTCCAGATAGATTACACGGGTCACGGATTTTCCCCTGCGTTTGTTGTGTATTGGAAAACCCCGTTTTTTTGCCCAACTCTCCACGAAGTATTTATCCGAGGTTGGGCCAAAGCCCATGGCAAGAGAAAGTTGGTGAAGCGTGATGTACTCCCCGCTCTCCAGATACGGTGCCAGTCCCATCCGCCGAACACGGACGATGATCGCATTTTGCGTGCGACCCAGATGTTTGCATAATCCGGCGTATGAGATGTGCCCCCAGTTATCGGCAAGGTATTCTTCCTCCGCTGCCGTCCATGGTTTGTGGTGTCTCATAAGCTCGGTGCCACCCTGTAGATCGCCTCATACAGCCGGTCTGCGTTTTCCATAGTTCGTTCCCGGCCATAGGCGTTGGCAGCACCCTCGATATTCTTGAACATCTTGACCGACTGTTCCACCAGGCGGCGGTCAGATGCAGCGCTCCGTTTCTCTTTGTCCAGCACATAACACAGCCGTCCTTTGTCCTGTTCTGCCTGTTCTCGGGTAATTTCTCTTTTATTCATCTGAGCATAGATGGCACGCAAAGAGAAAAAACCGTACATATCTATCGGGTCTTTTATCCACTCGGGCAAAGGTTCTCCCCTGTAGGCCTCTTTTTCGTATGCTAAACGCATAATTTCCTCCTCTTGGTTACACGCCGTTACACGCATGTTACACGCTATGTGTAACAGCTCTATCCATTGTCGCTCTAAGGCTAAGGCGATGCTGTTACACCGTTACACCCAAAAACACACTTTAAATTTTTAGAAATTGTGCGCGCGCAATTTTTCTACTTTTAGAATATTGATAAAAATAGGTGTAACAGGTGTAACAGTGTAACGCTTTCGTGGGTCACGGAAGCATGTCCATCTCGCTTTCTTCCGCCTCATCGGTCAGGTCTGAGGCACCATCCGTGCGCAGCCAGACACAGCGGACAAGCCGTCCCCGGATGCGTTTGGGTTTGGTGGACCGCCCCTCTTTGGACAGGGAAATCAGAAGATTGTTCTTCGCCCAACCCAGGAAGGCTGCCGCGTTGTAGCCCTCGTCCGCCAGGATCTGATCGAACTTGCTCTTGATAATGTAGATGTAGTCGTCGTCCATGTCGCCCCAGACTTCACCGTTGTAGTCCCCAGCGTCCGGCATGAACTTGGCCTGATTGATGTTGGCAAAATCGTACAGGTACTGCAGGGCGCGGCCGTTCTGGTTGACCGCCTCCTTGGACACAAGGAACGGTGTAATATCCTCCGGCTTGAGCCGCACTCCGTCCTGGAAGATCCACTCCTCTGCCAGGGCGTCAGCTGTCAGGATCAGCGCCGCAGAGGCCGTCTGCTTGTCCATGGTCTCGTCCGTCTTAATCTGCTCCTGGAAGGCCTCCTGCATGGCACGCACGCGCTCCATGGTGTCGCCCTCCATCAGCTTCTCCACGAACTTCCGCCCGGCAAATCCGTAGTTGTTGTAGCAGGCCACCGCCGTCCCCTTGGGGTCGTCAAACAGTTTAGTCTCGTGACAGTCGATTTCCAGCGTGCGGTTGACCGCACCGGCACCACTATTGGGGGATATGATTGGAAACTCCCCTGTGGTGATCACGCAGTTGCGCCATGTGGGCGTTTTCTGCACGCCTCCGGACTTCTTGCCCCGGACACGGCCCACACCCTCAGACAGCTGATAGATCATCTTGTCAAAGTCCTTGCGGTTGTCCTTGACCATTTGCAGTTCGTCAATGATGAGGGGCAGGCTGTTGCAGAACGCAGCGCCCAGCTCCTTACCCACATCCGTGGCATTGAAGGTCTGAATATACTTACCGATTTCCGGGTCAGCCCACACGCTGGCGGCCAGCAGCAGGGATACCGTCTTGCCCGTTTCGGATCCACCCCACAGGTGGACGAAGAACGGCAGGCAGTTGCAGGGCTTGACCAGCACCGAAGCGAAGGATGCAGCCAGCACGATGCGAGCAATCACATTGCCTTTGGTTTTGCCGCTGCGCACCGCCTTGCAGGCCGAAAGCCATGTATCCTCGCTCCCTCGCTCCCGGATGCTTTCGAACCGAGTGCGGAACTCCTCTTCTCCGTCAAAGACAAGGTCGTCCACATAAGGGGAAAAGCCATAGTCCTCAATCCAGCCAAGGCGGCCCACGCTGGCAACCTCCGGGATCTGATCGTAGTTCAGCTGCTCCACCTCAGACAGATATCGAACAAGGTGCTTTGCCGTTTCGCTGTTGACCATGATGCCGTATTTTGACAGGCCGATGATTGACCGGCTATCTGATACGCTGTTGCGATCCTCGATTACATAGCCCCAGCGGCGACCAAGGCTGAACGCAAGCTTGACTTTGTGAATGCCGGTATCAAGGTTTACCAGCCGCTGCACAGGAAGGATGGGGTGGTAACAGGCTGTTACCTCGAATCCGAGGCGGTCGGTACCGAACACGCCGACATCGGTGGCAGACCATCCGCCACACTCCAGTTCCAGTGCCTGCCCGGTAAAGTCCGTCCGGTTATATCCCGGCATTGTGGCGGCGCCGGCACTTTCCAGATAGGCCTTAAACAGTGCGGCCAGATTGCGCACGCCGACACCTTTGGCCTGCTCGGACATTCTGCCAAGCAGCTGCTTCTGCTCGAACTTGCTATCATTCAAGGAGTAAAGCAGCTCGTAGGGCGCGGTACCGCTCAGGTAATCGTCCCGTGTAAAGTGTGGAATTTCGCCCAATGCTCCTCATCTCCTTTTCTGAAAAAGTCCTCCAGCCAATGCTCCACCCAAGGAAGCTCTTTGGCTGCTGTTTCGTAAAATGGGTGAATGTAGATTTCATCACCGGAGCGCACCGGAGCCATCAACTTCAGCACGTCACGACACCACCACATTCGTTGGATCATGTCCCGGAACTTCTGTTCCTGGCGTTCCTTCTCTTGTTGCTCGGCCTGCCGGCGCTCCAGCACAGCCAAATGGTCGGCACGGGTCGCACGCGCACCGCTCAGTCCCAGGTTGAAATCCGCATTGATACGCAGCAGGGCTTGCTTAAAGTTGACCCCGAACAGTTCCATGACGAAGTCCACCACACTGCCGCCCTTGTTGCATCCGAAGCAGTGCCAGCCTCCGCCGCCGGGATAGATCTTCAAAGATGCGGTCCGGTCTCCTTGGTGGAAGGGGCAGCGCATAAAGCCACCCCTTCCCACATCGAATCCATATCGCCGACAGGCTTCTTCCATGGTGACCAGCTGCTTGATCTGCTCCGCCATTCCCATCGGCTCACCCCCGCTTCAGGCGGTGGCGCACCCAGTAATAGAGAATGCCGTGGAGCAGCCGCGGGGTCTCTGACGGTTTGCAGAACAGGATGGTGATGTTAAATCGCACCTGCCAGCTGAGCAGCGCCGCCATAAAGCTCTGAGGCTTGAGGTTGGAACGATAGTTGCCAAGCATCACATCGCTCCAGCTCGCCCCCTCAATGATGAGAAACACCTTGATGCCGTTTGCCTTTGCCCGGGTAAACTCCCGTTCAAATCGCTCCCGGCCCGTGGTAAAGTTGCCGGCAATCTCGTCCAGATTGGCCTTGCGCTCCACTACCACCTCATCTTCAAATGAAGTGTCTCCCAGCATCACCGAGTAATCCCCGGTCTCCAGCGCCCGGGACAGGTGTGGCACCTTCTGCTTGTCAAGCCAATCGGTAATGTGTCCGTTCACCTGCTCCCGGGTGTCGCAGATCACCGTCAGGTCCTTCAGTCGCCGCTTCAGATCCGTTTCGGTGTAATGGGTGATCATCCAATCACCTCAATTTTCCCAGGGCAGCTCGCCGTCATCGTCCAGTTCCTCGAACTTGGTCATCTCCTGCCGCTGGGGCATTTCCCCCTGCCACGCAGGAAGGCTCTCCGCCTTACGCCGGTTGATAAACCAGCCCACCTTCAGATAGCCGTTCTCG